AGTATAGTATGAGCAACAACATTAATCCAGTAAAACGGTATAGAAACAAACTAGAATTAATTAATTATTGGTTTTTGTCCGACAAACGACTATTTTTTTATTATCTTGCGGTACTGGCATTATCCCTAGTACCTCATAAACGAAGCCACTGCCATCTAACACCTGTATCTCATCACTTGCTTGGATGTCTGTTGCCATATCGACGAGTATTTTTGCATCTACTGACGATCCTGCGGCGTGACCTTCCACAAAGTCTCGAGTGCTGATGGGTAGTAACTCACACCAAGTTTGCATCGTCACGCTATCGGTAGACTTAACAGCGCCAGTATTAGTTCTGGTGGTTATTTTTCGCACGATGCCGATTGGCGTACTAAGCCGACCTCGACTGATCTTTGCCATGTCATACTCCCATCTTGCGATATTTATTCAGCAGCCTGTCGAGTGCATGATTCATGTGCAGCTGCTCAGTTTGCTGTGCTTCACGGTTTTGGTACAAGTCACCGATGACAAGCAGCGCGGCGTGTTTTAATGATTCAGATAATTGGCCAGACGGTGTTAAGCAGATATCCTCTGTTAGCTCACGATCTAGCTCATCAGCGATTAATTGAAATGACGTAGGGATAAGCCCCGCAATATACGTATCATCTATCTCATGTGTGACACGCAGGTGCGATTTGGCTTGTTCAAGCGTGATAGATGCAGTAATCATAGATGATGCCTATATTGAGTTAGGATAAAAAAGACCGCTGGCAGACGTGCTACCAGCAGCTAGGAGAAGCGTTTCAAATAATAATTATCTAATCTTATGGTCCGACGTTAACTAGGTCGCCTGTCACAGCAGCATCAGGCATGACAACACCAAAGGCAGCACGCATCTCAGCGCGGATAGTTACCAAGTTTTTGCGAAAGTTGTCGCCATCTTCAGTAGATAATTCAACGGTGGCGTCTTGGCGAATATAGCCTTCAGTTGCCATTGTGATATTTCCTGACCAAAATTTGCCGACTGGCATAGCTGGTGACTGCATAACTTTGAGGCCCCATAGGATAGGCTGCACAGCAGAACCTGGCGAACCAAAGATATAATGACCGTCGTCGCCTTTCACCTGCTCGATGGCTGCCCAATCTTGTGGGTTTAGAATAACGGTCTCAGGTGGCAAAAAGTTAGCGTAGGCTTTTGCTTTAGCAGTACTGATAGTGTCGATAGCGTTGTCATTGGCGACAATAGTCAAGCTATTACCAGCTTTCATCAAGCCTTTAAAGCTTTTGGTATCACCGTTGATGACCAAATATTCAAGCTTTAAGCGCAAGCCGTAAGACATACGACCTTCGATATACGCAGCCAGTGCAGGAGCGTCGGCTAGCACCTGGTTACTGACACGTATCCAGTGTGCAATAACATCGATTTCTAACGAGTCAGGACCAAACTCAAGCGTTGATTCAGGCTTTAGTTCGCCCTCAGCGACGATATCTGCCATAAAATCAACAGCGCTTTCACGGACATAAGGGATAAGCGGTACAGTAGTTGGTATCCAATTAATCATATTAACGATGGTCAGCGGGTTTTCAGTAGCTCCGACCATTTTTGAATCGTTGATATCACCTGCGGTATTGATACTACCTAGCATTACTGTATTACGGGTTGAGACGCCATCAATTTGCACTTTACCGCGTGACTGCTTGATTGCTTTGATCTCTTGCGATAAGCCTTCATTGCGAGAGAGTAGGCCGCCGATAGTATTGGCATCAAGCTCACCGTCTTGAACACCACGCACCATCGTTTGCTCGAACTCTGTAAAACGCGCTGATAACTCATTAACACTTTCAGCTGATTTTTGGAGTTCGGCGATAGCATCGCGCGTTTCAGTGTCATCTTTGTTTTCAGCAAGTAGTTTTTGCTTTTTTTCAATCAGCTCGTCGAGCGTGGCCAAGCGGGTTTTAAGCTGACCAGCGAGCTTTTCATATTCATCTTTAGACGTGCCACCCGCATCACGGGTCATAACACCCATGCCAGACATAGCGCCAGCGATTGCAGCAGTTTTAAAATCACGCATAATATTTTCCTTTAGGCAAAAAAATAGCTACCGATTGGTAGCATTGTTTAGGGTTTGATTGGTGTTAAAAGAGAAGGTTTATTTGTCTAAAAACGCAAAGGGGTCATTGTCTTTGCTACTATCATCAGCGCTGGTGCCCATGATGCTGTCAAGTTTGGTGATAAAGTGCCTTGCGTCAGCCTGATCCAGTCCTAGCTTGGTCAACATATCGCAGGCATCGCGCTCATCAGCTAAGTTGTTGATGGTTTCTGCTTGGCGGTTAATGCGAGCACTGCGGTCGCTTGGCTCATCAACGACACTGATTTCAAATAAATCTGCGCGTTTAATTAAGATATGACCGTCTTGCTCTTCATAATCCATTTCAGTTGGGTTATAAAAGCAAATGGATAAGCCATCAACAGTAAGGTGACGCATCATTGCAGCAACAGCAGTGGCCAGCGGTAAACCTTGAGTGAGTTCGCCTTTGACACGTAAGCCGATATCGTCCTCTTCAAATTCTACCCATCGACCAACACGCATAGCTGCATTCGTGTCAAACATGTTGCGCCAACCGTGGTTGTAATACATATGCACGGTTTTTTCGCGATTGTTGAACGCACTAATCATATCGGCGAACGCACCACGGGCGAATTTCTCGCCATGCAAGTTGATGCTATCCCACTTAACCGCATAGCCTTCAAATGTGTAAGTAGCAGCGCCGTCTTTGTCAGGTTCTGCAAAACGTATTTTAGTATCGATGACTGGAATACGACGTGTACTGACAGATTGCAGTAGCTCACTGCGGCCATCGCGACAGTGCAGCGTTTGCAGTGAGTGTTTATCCATTACTAGTATCCTCTGATTGGTTCGGTGATGACTGTTTTGCGACAACGCTAAGCGGCGCAAACCCAAGTTGCATATAGAGTTCGTCACCGCCTTCTTGTGGTTTCCAACCTTCAGCACGTCGTACCTCGTTTGGTGTTCGTTGCCCAGATGTGATTTCGGTGTTATACATCTCGACGCGAGTTTGTCTATTTGGGCGGAGCATAGCGTCTGTATCAAATTTAAACTCATACTTTGCCCAGTCTTTACGAGGCAAAAGCGTAGTTAATGCACTAAGCTCAAGACGCTCAAAATAAGGCCTAGCATTAAATTTATGAAAAGACTCAATGATTGCGTCGATGCCACTGCCCCAATTTGTTGACTGAGTGCTATCGTTTATCAAAATACTAGGAACGCCAATAACACGTGCGATCTCTTCCAAACTAAATCGTTTCGTTGCCAGTAGCTCAATATCTGCTGGCGTCAAGCTAATGGCTTCAAACTTCATATCCAGTGGCAGCACTGGCATAAAAGTTTCATCACCGCTAGTTAGCCCGGCCATTTCATCACGTAGTGTTTGGCGTTGTTCAGCAGTTGGATTGCCCTTTGTCATCAATGCGCCAGTGGGCTTCGCACCGTTGCGCATAAGTGATGTTATTTTGTCATCTGCAGCATCAGCAACAGCGACGGCTTTGGCAGCGTGCTGTAAAGGCGACAAGCCTTTCAGTCCGTTGCCAAATAACTTCACATGCCAAATATCTTCTGGTGGGTAGTCGCGATAAATTGATGAGGTAATGTAATGTCGAAATATGATAGAACCGTTATTTAAGATAATATCCATATTGGCAGAATTTATTACATCAAGACTTATGATTCTAGAATTTTTATCGCCGACGCGTGTGATTCGGCTATAAGCGTTGCCGTCGCTGACTAGATTGAGTATTTTTTGTTCAAAAAACTCAATTCGGTTTTGACGAGCATTTGGCTTATATCTGAGTAAATTAATAATGTCATGGTTGGCTTTATCACCTAAAACGCCATCGGCATCTTTGTGATATAAGTCAAGAGGCATACTAGCAATAGTTTCAGCTAGCAATCGAATGGACGCATATACAGCTGATACAGTCATTGCTGTATCGAAACTAACAGGCTTTGCTGTTTTGGTTGCCGTTCTATTAGCGTTTTGTTTGCCGTCCACGGGGTCACGCGGCGCGTAACCAAACCATGCAGCGACGGTTTGTATGATTGCCATGTTATCCCCTGAAGCTTACAAAGTCGTTTAAATAATCACCAAGCTGTGTCTCAAAATCTTGGCTAGGTAGGTCGCCAGTTTCATCGTAGTATTGTGCGCGGTTGGTCGCGATGATTGCAGCGACCGCGCCGTCAATTTTACTGGCGTCTGATTCCTTACGAGGGAATATGTTATCGTTTGCGTCTTTTTTGACAGTGACGTTACCCATACACCAGCGCAAGATTGGATTGCCATCGTGATGTACACGCTTTGAAGTCAAGAGAGCTTGTAAATGTTTCATTGGCTCGCTTAGATAAGCAACGCGCTGCGGCACTTCGACCATATTGAGACCTTGCTCATTTAGACGCATGGCCAAATATGTTGCGTTAAAAGGATCGTAACCCGTTTCCTGCATATCGTATTTCGATGAGTCGTGAATGATATCGCGCTCAATCTTTTCAAAGTCAGTGATGTTGCCGTCAGTAACGGTCAGCCAACCTTGGCGCTCCCATTCGATAAAACGTTTTTGATTTGGATTGTTGGCGTTGTCCAGTTGGGCACGGTTGATGTAGAAGTTTGCAAATAAGTAATAGTGCGATATATCGTCTATTTTTCTGACAAACAATTTTACGCGTGATGCCAGATCCACTTTAGATGCTAAATCGAGACCGCCGAAGCAGGGGTGTTTATCAAAAAGACCGGAGACTAGGGTTTTATCAGCAGCATCATCCCAGTCTTGCATGTTAAGCCAACCGCTACGTGCGGCAACCCAAACGCATAAATGCTTGGTTAAGAAGTCAGCTTGAGCATCAGGACTAACAGCGGCGCGTTGATATTCAGCTTCGAGCGCGGATTTATAAACCGAAACACCGTAGTTTGGGTTTGCTTTGCGCCAACTCTTAGGGTCACGCCAATCATCAGCATCGTCTATCGTATAGATAATGCCAAAGTAACGGTCATGTGATTCAAGCCCAGATAAAACCTTGGCCACCAAAGTGCGTTGCTCGTAGCAAACACCGTCTAAAATAAAACCGGCTGTAGTGATAGCGAATAGAAGCGGCTGCTCACGCGCACCCATGCCCGTAGCCATGACTTCATAAGTATCGTTTGATTTATGAGCATGTAGCTCATCGATGATAGCGCCTTGAACGTTTAGACCGTCCAAGTTGCCCCCGTAATCACGACTGACAGCTTTGAATGTTGATGTGGTGGCAATGGAGCTGACAGCATGTGCAGTCACTTCTATGCGCATAGCCTTTTGCATATCGGGGCGTTTTCGCACCATACTTTGCGCTGTTTCAAACACAATGCGTGCCTGGTCGCGAGTGGTGGCGGCCGAATAAACTTCCGCACCCATCTCTCCATCAGCAAAGCCTAGGTATAAGCCGATACCAGCAGCCAATGTAGACTTGGCGTTCTTGCGTGGTACTTCAACATAAGCATAGCGATAGCGGCGTTTACCATCAAAATCTACCCAACCGAATAAGTTGGCAACGATAAATATTTGCCAAGGTTCAAGCAATATCAATTCGCGCTTGTTGGCCAGTTCGCCTTTGACGTGTGGCAGCAGCTCAATAAATTTGCAAGCCTTTGCAGCAAGTTTAATATCAAACTCAAATTCAAAACCTGATTCGTTGTCAGCGCGTTTGAGGTCTGTCAGGTGGCGTTGGCATGCTTGGCGTGCATAGACGCACGCATCGATAGTGCCATCGACTACATCTGTTGCGTATTGCGTCGCGATATTAGCGTAGGCAATAGCGTCCGACATATTTTTTAGCCTTGTTTATTAAACTCTCCAAACTCATCATCGCCAAACAAACTGCCTTGAGCGACATCGACTTTGATACTGGAGCGGGCAGCGGGAGATAGACCAAACTCGCGGCCTAATGATATGAGCTGTTTCTGTAGTGTGTTGCGGATACTGACCAGTGCGGTCTGGACCATAAATCCGTTGGGCGTTTTACCAATCCAAGTATCGATATCTTCGAGCTTAGTGCAGACATCGCCATAACGCGCAGAGGTTTCGGCATACGCGCCAAACAAATCGCCATCGATAACTGATAGCAATCCAAGGGCGACCAATTGCGGGGCTATCTTGTCCCACTGTTTGCGTGATTTGGCGTCGAGCCAGTCGGGGCAGGGTGGTATAGCCAGTGTTGGTTGTGCGGCGTTGCTGGCAGCTTCACGGTCGCTACGGACACGACTACCTTGCAACACTTTGAGCTGCGTCGGTTTACGTGGACGAGACATAGTGTCACCTGAGAATAGTTATTGTTTGATGGGGTATACCCCCTACAGAGTTTTGACCATGCGAAAATTCTCTTGGGGGCGGTGGTCGTGGCGGGGTTTCATGTTTACTTTTTACCCCACCCTCCCTGTCTAAGCTGGGCGATATCGTAGTCAGATAATTTATTATCGACTGTCGTTGTTTTGATTGAGTGACATGGGTAGCAAAGTGGCTGCCAGTTTGTCTGGTCCCAAAACAATTCCTGATTGCCGCGGTGCGGTAAGATGTGATCGACTACGTCAGCACCCGTGATAATGTCATTAGCTTTGCAATGTTTGCATAGCGGATTATCATTCAGAAATAGTAAACGAGCTGAGCGCCATCGGGCATCGTATCCGCGCTGGGCAGATGATGGTCTGTTATCTATACGTTTAAGCTTGGCAGGTTCTGCTTGCTTAATTTGCTTGGCTTTTTGATGCTTTGGCTTGGGTTTATGCATCCTACAAACGCCATTGGTACCAGCACTGGCATTGCAACCTGGATGGTTGCAAAGTGTGGTTGGCATCATTGGCATAAGGATGTCCAAAAAGAAAGCCCGCTGCGGGGGCAACGGGCTTAACTGGTGATGTTTGTTTACGTCTGCTTTATGATTAGGCAGGAACTTCGAATATGAGAAATATTAGGTCAAACTGTTCCATTAATCAATATGGCTTTTATTCATTGATGAGCTGTTCATCTATCTTACGCCTTACTCTGCGAGCGGTAGAGCGGATATCTTTTATTATAAATTCGATATGTTCTGAGTAATTGTTGCGCGACCAGGTCGCTTTAGATATCCCTGCAAATGCAGCTCTCTCATTACCTGACCAAGCAAAGTCAGTGGCTTCGTTCACTGGGTATTGTAATTCCGCAAGGGCTGTAGCACTAAGTACTGCACTATGCTTATGAGGCTTGTCTTCATAGTTCCATCTGAGACCGTATCTAGCAGCGATGCGCTTCTGAAGGACTGGGTCAAACCCGCTATAGATATAATGATAGCAATCAGACTCTATCTCATGAATGTTTGCATAAGCTTCAGCAGCTGCTCTTAAGTATTCTTGGCGCATGATAAATATCCCCCGTTATTTATAGCCAATATATATATAGGTTCAGGGTTGTGTCAAAGGTTCAGGGTTGGGCTTTAAACCCTGCACCTCTACAGGCCTTTATTTATAATACTTGTAGATGAAAGGTTAAGGGTTTAAGGGGTTTAAGGGTTATATTTACGCACGGGATAAAAACTATTTAGTGATTAATATTAAATATATTTAAGTTATTTATTTATTTCCCGCGCGCGCACAAGGAAAAACCCTGCAACGTCTGCTACAGGGTCTCGTATCGCTTGGTATTATTGGCTTGTAGAGGTTAAGGGTTTGATTTTAACTATGAACCTAACCCTTAAACCCTGCACCTAATTATTGTTTTGGGTCGTAAACACTATTGATTGCGAGCTTGAATCGGTGAATCTGTCCGCCAATCCAGTCTTGTTGACTACCAAACTTGTCAGCTGGATATGATGTCGGCATGGCTATAGCTAAGACCATAGCTTGTTTGGCGGCATTCATGTTAGGCGTTCTGTATTTTAGCCGTGATTTAGCTTCGCGTCTACCAATATATGTCATAAGTTTAGTTTCAGAGGTTGGCCGTTCGCCGCCTCTTTGGCACCACTGACGATAAACAAAATATAAGTCACTACTAAGGCAGCAGCAGTAAGGTATCTCTAAGTTATTGTTCGACCAATCGTCGTAGAAAACCTCCCAGTTTGGTTGGCTTAATCTGATTACTTCGCGCTTGCTCTGGGTCATGATAGCCGGTGTATGTGCTGTCTGTTCTTTTAAGTCAGTCATTAGAAGTAAAGTATAAAAAGCACGTAGCATCTTGTCATCGGTGTCGGATAGGGCAGCCGCGACATCATTTAGAATGGGTGCGGGAATCTTTTGTTGTGGGTAGCAGACAACATGACGCCTATCGTTTTGCTCTAGTGCTAAGGGCTTCATGTTGTTTGATAAGAATATTGCATTAACAAAGTTATCTTGCTGCCAGCCGCTCATAAACTTTTTACTGATATAAATTGTATTGCCTGTTACCAATTGCTTGACCATGCCCATTTGTGAATAGCTATCG